TGGTTGGCCCACCGTGTCGGTCTAGCTATGAACGCTCGAACCCAGTACCGAGAACAGACAGATGGATGTTCACGGTGAAGCTGGGGTTGGTGCCGCCAATGGTGGATTTCACCTTGATGGCGGCAGGGTCGAACAGGCAGTTCTTGGTCAGGATGCCGCCAGTATCGGCAACAACCTGGCTCAAGGCTACTTCGCTGTCACCCAGGCCCAGCTTGAACGTGAGGTATTCCACGCGAGCAGCCGTAATCTGGGATGAGCGGATAGGCAGGTTTACATACGTCCCTGCGCTGCCGTTGAAGCTGGTCTGCAACACGATGTCGAGCGTCGGGGAGGTACCCGTGACCGACGTAATGTCCAGTACCAGTTGGTAGCATTCCCCGACATACATCTCCAGTGCCGAGGAGGTTGTGGTGGATGCCAGCGCCCCGCCAGCATACCAGTTGCGCTTGTGGTAGATGGGAACGAGTCCTTGGCTCATTACAGCACCTCCAGGGACAGTTCGTCCAGGTATCCGTTGTCACCGCCGCCGGTGGCGATGGTGATTTCCACCGACAGGGCATTGCCCGCCGTGGACGAGGACAAGTCAACAGAACTGACAGTATTCGTCAGCACCGCAAACGCATCCAGTACCGAGGTTGCGCCGTTCAGGGCGGAAAAACACCCCTTCAGGACTTGCGAGGTTGAGTCCCAGAACAGGTCGCCCCAGATGGCCCATACCGCCTGCGTGGTGCTGACCGCCCGTGCGGTAGCAGCAGCAATCACGGTATTCGAGGCTGCGGTGATAGAGCTGCCGTAGCTGACCTTGGGGGTCACGTTGTGGGACGCGGAGTTGAGTGCGCGACCGACGGCGCGGAACTTGAACGCGGCGGAGCTTCCCGAAATCTGCGGGAAGTAGACCACACACGCCTTGGTGGCGTCATCGGCCTGAAGGAACGTCGCGGCAGAGGTCGGATTCAGCCTCGCACTGGCCCGCTTCGCCCTGTAGGTTGTATTGGCATTGCCCATGTTGTGTTCTCCTTGTCGAGTTCACCGCTCGACTCGGGTTAGTGGTTGCGGCTGTTTATCGCAGCCGTTGTTATATGGCGCTCGCATCCGCTTTTATAGTCTTGAAGCGCAGATTCACCGTATCCAGCGTCTTGGCCGCGAATGCGAACCAGTACGAGGCGAAGGTTGCAATCTCGCCCACCGGGTCAGCAGCCGACCTGCCAGGATGGAAGACATGGATGCTGAACTTCTGGTTGCGCGGGTCTTCGATGCGGTCAGGCCCACGACCAGCCAGGTCAACGATTCCAAGTCCGCCCTCACCGAAGATGTAGGTGTAGTACTTCTTGTTGGGGGCAGCACCACCGTCGTCTCCGACGTTGGTGGTTTCCAGCAGCCGGACTCCACCCACCATGCCCACCTCGCCCTGCAACACCGCGTTGCCGTTCGAGTACTTCATGGCCTCGATGAAGCCACCGGCGGTATTGTCGGAGATGAGGTCGAATACGACATAGGGATGGATGATGCCCAGAAACTCGTTGCCGCTGCGGGGGCGTACGTTGATGCCCTTGAGCAGCGCAACTTGCTTCTTAAAGTCCGAGGCAGTCAGGGTTGCGCCGATGGTGGAAACCATGGCGGCGGTGTTCGAGTCAACCTCGGTGCGAATCATGGTGTCTACTGAGCCAGCAGCCCGATAGCTGAGGTTATCAACCATGCGGGTGCGGGGTTCATTGATGTCGGTCAGGTCGAGCAACTGGGAGCTGGACGTGAAGTCCGAATATTGCTCGACAGTGGCCGATACGGTCGAGGTGGTTTCAGAGACCGGAGCGCCAATCACGCCTTCCGCTGACGGGACAGTATTGAATCCGGGCAGCGTAGAGCGGAACATCTGAATGGTCTTGCCGGAACCCTGGGGCATCGAAAACGTGTCCGCTACTTGAGCGAAACGGAACATCGCTTCCAGTCGGTCCAGCGGGCGCTTGTCATAGAAGCATCTACTCCGCCTACTTTCGCGGCGGTGTGGACTATATCATCTTGGGACGACCAGGACGCATCTTGTAGTCCTTATCGCACCAAGGAGAACGTGTAGTCTCTGGGGACTTCCCATTGAGTATGATGAACTGCTTTAACAGTTCCATCTCCCGATTGTTGTATCTTCCATTTTCGGGTACTGGGTGGCTGAGGCGCGACCGACAGAACTCCAATACGAGTACCGCCTTCTGTCGCTTTACCGTATGCGTGTCCCATAATGGCAGCAGGTTCGGTAGTAACCGTTCCAGCCTCTTTATGCCATTCACATGGACATCCATCCGGTCTTTCCAGTGGGCCTTCTTTCCCGACATCTTGTGGTGGTAGAAATAGTGCCCCACCCCAAGTTTGCCAAGAATCTTGCCGCACTTTTCCAGTAGGGGGCGCTCGGTGTTCACGAACACCATCGAGGGATATATCTGTTTCCGTACCTTGTTCCAGTACAGACCCAAGCTTCCCTCGCCCTCTAGAAATGCCATCAACCAACCCAATTCAAACTGGGTTGCCTGCTGATTGACCATTTCGCCATCGGCAAAATGCTGCCTGTCGATGATGCTCATCTGTCCCATTTATCACCTCGTCAGTATGGGAAGCTTTAGGTTATTCCAGCAAATAGTTCTCTTTTACAACCGCCTTCTATCTGTTGACGGTTGCCAAATGGGCGAGAGTGGCTGTTTGTGTAGTCAACCCCGCCGGTGCATAAGCCATATTTTGCTCCTGTGTTACGAGATTTTGTGGAACAGTGGCAGCCGAACGAGCAGCTCGGTTGAGCCTTGGCTGCGGGGGCGGGAGCACCGCTTGGCAGGGTTACTACAGCGCGGGAGCACCGCGACAACTAGAACTTAGCAGAATGGGATAGTGGGTGTCAAGTGGTTATCTCTGCCGACTTGCCGGTGCCGATGTGCCACTCCATGCCGGGGGCTTGGAACACGGCCAGTCCATAGGTGGTATGCAGCACAATGTTGGGCCACCCCGTCTCCTGCATGGCGTAGTACACCCCCTGGTAATTCTGGCAGACATCATGGAGGCATACCAGCCCTCCGGGGTTCATCCAGTCCCGCAGCTTGCGGACTTCAGCCACGCGGACTGGTGTCCACCAGGAGTCTATGAATGCGAAGTCCCAGCGGTGGCAGGACAACTCTACCTCGGACCATGCGGATGTATCATCGGGACCGATGAGCGATATGCCCTCTTGCTGAAATACCTGAACAGGCAGACCGCTACACCGTTCCCGCGTCTTTTCGCACATGGCTGGGTCAGTATCGCAGGTATACAAGATGCCTCGCCCATTGTCGTGCAGGGCTTCTCCTATGGCTTCAGCCGTGTCTCCGTGGGCGCATCCTGTTTCCAGCACCCGCTTGGGCTTCTGGTGGCGCACCATGGCAGCCAGCAGCGTCGAGGTTTCATTCTCAGCGCCCTCCAGGGTACTCTTGTGCCACAGGCCATCGGCTAACACGGTAGATACTCCGCCAGGGTGGGAAAATGTTCCCGTAACCACGCCCTGTCAAGTGGAGCTGTCAGCCAGTAGTGATTCAGGATTAACGCGGTGAACTTGAAGTTATACATCATGCTGGTATCCCTTCCTTGTGGAACGTGGCCCGCAACCGTGGCAAGTCCGGCCCCAGCCGCTCCAGTGCCATGGCGTAGTTGTCGTGATTAATAGTCTTGTCGTACCCCCGCTGGTCAGCGCGGGCAGAGAAGTGATGTACCACTACGCGAGGGTCAATCCATACCCCGTGGCCCCGCGACCACGCATACAGGTCAAAGCTGGCCTCCTCGCCCCCGAAGCCCACATAGCTGTCCCAGTAGCCGCCCAAGTCATGCCATACATCTCGCTGCACCGCCATGATGCCAGAAGGGGCCGAGGCGCAGCGATAGGGCCACGGGAAGCAGGGTTGCTTGGAATAATCGCCCTCTACATCACTGACCGTGCCGAAGAAGTGGTAATAGGTCATGCAGTTACCCACCGATGGCTTGTAGGCACAGTGCCATACCGGAACAACCAGTTCCAGGATACTGGCGGGCAGGCCCGGTGGGATGATTACATGGTCATCCAGAAATAGCAGATAGTCGCCGCTGGCGCGGGACGCGGCCAGATTGCGCGCTGCCGGGGCATTCAGTTCATGGCCATAGACTATGTCTATACCGTAGTCCTGCATGACCCTGTGTGGCTCCGAGGACTCACCCGACACAACCACATGGATGTCAGTCAGCCCGGCATCCTCGCAGGATGCGATAGTAGCCCACAGGCCCAGTGCGGGACCACGCGAAGGGATACAGACGCTAATCATTGCCCTTGCGGTTCGTGGTCAATCGTCCCACTACTCGCCGCAGCCGCAACACCTCTCCCCAGATGGCCGCTTCCCGTGTACCCTCTTTCGCCGCAGATGCCATGCGGCGTATCTCCGCGTCGTCATATTGACGAAGGTCACGCGGTGGTGCGCTGTTATCATATGAAATAGACATGTCCCAGCCACTCCAGCTACAGGGTAGAGAAGCCCTCTCCCAGATGGATGCATTGCTTGTTTGTGAGAAGCCCGACTCGCCAGCCATGTTCCCTTAGCCAGTCCGCCTGCGTCCGGTCGTACCAGTTGCCCTCTTGCGGGGGCCACTCTGCCTGCGCCCCCTTGCGGACAAACCTAATCCCGCCGACCGAGACGTGCTCCTCGATGTCCGGCCCATGATGGGCGCGGTATCCTTCTGGAGTCCATCGCTGGATGTCACAGTTGGATGGCCAGGCTGACAGGATGGCGAAATCAGGATATGCTCGAAATAGTCCGATAAGGTCATCAACCGATGAAAATCCGGGCAAGCAGTCGTCATCGGCGCAACAATACACTTCGCCCGTTGCGCGAGATTCCGCTTCTTGCCGCCGCTTGCTTTGCCACTCCCGGCCTTTGCCACTCAGCACCTCCACGGTAACGCCCGGCATCAACTCCCATGCGGCATGGCACGTATTGGCCATGTTGTAGCGAAGCCGCGACAAGCGCGGACACACTGCCCAGTAATCTGCGACACAGAAGAAGACTTCCATCCTAGAAAAACCCGTACCGTAGTCCGCGCCATAACCATCGCGGGACATCTATAAATAGCCCACAAAGGCAAATCTGTGGTTGCATGAATGAGCAGCAGGTGTCTTCCATCTCCCGGTGCTTGGTGGTAGAACCACACTTATAACACATGGACCTCACTCGGCACAGTCCAGCATCATGGACGTGGCTTGCCACTGGCACTGTTGCAATATGTAGATACACGACTAACCGCCCTGTTGCTTGACCCTCCGATACTCTGCTGCAATCTGGTCACTGGTCATGTTGGCGAAGTTGGTGGTGGCCGGGGCCGCCTCGTTCTGCGGGGCCAGCATGGGGGGTATATTGGGAGCAGGCGCAGCCGCCACCTTGGCCCCGCCACGAGATGCTGTAATCTGTTCTGCCGAGCGGGGTGTATACAGCTTGTTCTGGACACAGAAAGCATGGGCCAGCTTCAGGTTTCCCAGCGTCTCTGGCAGGTTGTTTGACTGCATGACCTCATACAGCTTTTCAGTGGCCTCTTGCGTGAACGGGAACTCGGGACACTCCCGCTCGAAGGATGCCGCAGTCTGAGTGGCCCGCTGTGTTTCGGTGGCCGACTTCATGTCAATGAAGTCCTGCTTCATCTCATCCACGTTGTCATAGCCCATCAGCCGCGCCATTGCGATACCAGTAGCCTGCGCGGGGTCATCCAGCTTTTGATAGTACAACTCAGCAAACTTGTCAGGGGGCAACTGGGACAGCGTGGCTGCTACCTGTTCTCTGTGTTCCACCACCCGCTCGACCGGGGCGGCGGGAGTCAGCGCCTCCAGCTTCTTCGTGGCTTCCTTGTAACTGTTGTTGGTGGCAACCTTGGATGCGGCCAGCTTCTGGGCTACCTCCAGTGGCTGCCCATCAAACACCTCGCCAGTGACCAGCATGGTATGGATGGTTCCGTCCGGGCGCACCTCGTACTCCTTGAAGCCCTCAGGCAGTGGCGCGGCCACGGGGGCAGGCGGGGCCATCCCATCCGGCATCCCGGCAACATCATCGGGGGCGCGCACGGGGGCTTCGGGCGGTGCAGCATGAATCTCTGCCCGTACCGCGTTACTGGCGGCTACCAGCTCATCCGCCGACATCTGCTCCGGAGGCTTTGATTCTTGGTTGGAGGATAGCGGGAGGTTTGGAACTATGATTGGTGCGCTCACCTTGTCTCCTTGATGTGCCGATTCTTCATGGCATTCAGCTTGGCAGCCATGGCCCGCTCTGCCCACTTCTTGTACCACATAGGGGAAGGGTTGGCGAGCCGCACATACTTGTGGGGGTCAACCAGCGGTTGCTTCACCATTGTTCTCCCTGTTGGTTATTGACTGTATCCATCATCTGCCGTCTGTCTTCGACTCTGCTGTCCACAAACCCAATGACTGCCTGCATCATAGCCCTGCGGGCCTGCCATGTCAAGCGAAGGGCGTGGGATACTGCTGGGTCGCTGGACAGACAATCCGCCAAGTCATGCTCGGCATCCGCCACCAAGTCCCGCATGAACGCTACCAGTTGCTTCCACTCCTCGCCTTCGGACAACTGGAAGTAGCCCTCGCACTGCATCAGGTAGACGGTTTCTTCCTCGGTCAGTTGCGGGAATGGTGTCATTTCTTGGCCGCCTTGGGTTTGGGCTTGGGCCGATTCTTGGCCTTGGTTTCTTCCTGCGGGGGCAACCCCAGTGCAGCATGGGCCGCATCCGGGGTAATCAGCTTGCTAATCATGCCACCCATCAGGTCGGTGTCCTGCTGCGCAGCCTGTCCTTCGGACTCGGCAGCCAGCCGCTCTTGCTGCATCTGTTGCCGTATCACTTGGTCAGCCGTGGGCTGGTTCATGGCCTGCTGTACTTCCGGCTGGATGGGTACGAACCAATCCATAGCGCGCATATTCAGGCCGTCCGCTAGCACCTCGGACAGCGTGGGCGTATTCAGCTGGAAGCCCTGCTTGGCCTGCATCTCCAAGAAGGCGGGATTAGCCACCGACTCCAGTACCATCTGCAATCCGCCACTCTGTACTGCCTGCCGCGTCTTCATCTTCGAGGATGCCCGGAACTCAAACTTCACACTGGCATTCAGCACATTCAGCGGGTCAATCTCCAACTGCTGGCCATTCTGCCCGATGATGGCGATTATCTCCTCGGGGTTCAGGAACCGCTTGTCAAGTGCCAGCAAGATGTTGCACAGCGGCTCCATCAACTGGTCTTCCAGTGTCTCTACCAGGAACTGTACCCGGCGCGATGCCGCAGCACTCTGAGTGTTGATGCCCGTGGCTGTCCGGTTAGCTGAGTTGCCCCCGGCGGTGGCAATCCCCATCATGCCGGTATCGGTCACGCCAGTAGTCTTTTGTACGCGGCGCTCCCCGGCGTCTGCCTCGATATGGACATCTTGGGTAACGTTGCCCATGGGCAGCCGCATGATACTCTTGCTGGGTTCTCCATCCGTCTCCCAGACCACTCCGGGCCGCATGCGCCGCGCCGAGGGCGGGATATTCGATGACCCTCTCTGCCGCACTATGGGAGCATGGATGTTCAGGCTGACTTCGTCCAGCCGCCCCTCCAGCAAGTCCGCAATCATGTCCTGGTCGCCCTCGACCAAGTCACAGATACTGAGTCCGTAGAAGCGCCCCGGCACGTTGACGTAGTTGATGTTCAGGAATGGCAGGGCCATGTAGCAGTTGGGCTGGTTGTGCGCCACCCACTTGCGGTTTAACAGCCACACATGGCGGTCTTTCCTCCAGCCGCGTATGACTTCGATGCGCTTCTGCGAGGGGTCTTCGGTGTAGTCCTGCTGGGGCGAATAGCTGTTGCCCCGCATGGATTCCTGTTGGGCCTTGGTATTGTCACCCTGCCCGGTGGACTTCTCCTCGGCCATCTTGCGCAGTACATCATCTTCCGGGATATCAAACCCCGGCTGGCCGCGCCACGAAGCTACTTGTTCCACCGTACGCCAGTGTCTGGTGAAACAGTACCGGGCGTCCTGCACGTTGGAACTGTGGCAGTGCGGGTCTATGTAGAAGTCCCGAATGTCGGTGAGTTGTATCTGGGGACGGTTGATGGTGTGCTCTACTTGTTGCTGGGATACGGACAGGTCGTACTCACCTGTCGGCAAGAACGCGGGCTGTCCGTCCGGCCCCATCATGGCCGACATCCGGGGATTCATGCGCCGGGTATATTCTATGCGCTGAATCTTCTTGGCTAACCAGCCCCACTCCAATATGCCGTTGCCGTAGATGAGGGCGAAGTCCAGCAAGTCCGACACCAACTGGCGCAGGGACATGATGCCGCGCTCGTCCAGTCCTTGCATCTGGTGGCGGATTAGTTCTCGTACTTGGCCGACCTGTTGCCACGTTCCGTCCCCGTGTGGCACTACTCCGAATGGCGGGTCATCGGCAAACAGCGCATCCATGATGGCTGGCTTGAGGGCCTGGACCTGGCCGAATGCCAGATACACCGGCATCGAGGCGCGGGGTATCTTGGTGCCCTCCCATGTTTTTCTGGGGCGGAACGCCAGATACACCCGGTCGGCGGAGCGGAACCTGGAGTCGTGGTTCTGATTGCGCCACTGCTCGGCAAACTCGAAGTCGCGCTTCATTATGTCCAGCGCGGCCTTGTCGCTCCACGGCTCCAGCGGGGATACGACCCGCTCCTTTTCTTCGGTGGAGCGTTCTTGCTGCGTAACGTTGGTCAGTTGGGCGGGAGTGGACATTGGTGATTAGATAGTACCATGTTCAGTAGGTGTGGGTGGTATTTACGCCAGCATCCTCGTCTTCCTTGCCGAACAGTTCCCGCTCCAGCATGTTTCTGGCCGGGATGTCGGTTCTCGTGCCATCTGGCCGGATGACGCCCAGAGTATTGAACCTCTCGATATCGAATGCGGCAGGCGCTACGTCGGGATTGGCCCCAGTCCCGTCCCTGTTCTGCATGGCATCCGCCAGAGTGTCCAGTATGTCATCATGCGAGTATTTGGGGAAGCGCAATATCTCGTTGATAAGATGCAACCGGCAGGGCAGGTTGGCGGCGAACCGGATGGCCTTTTGCTTCAGCCAGGGCTGGAGCGACCGGATGCGCTGCTGCTTGGAAGTGCGGTTGTCGCGCTTGATGACATCTATGGGCAGCCACTTCGAGCGCCGCGCCATCTCCCGCCTCAGGAACGGCAACAGTACCCGCGAGTGCGCTTCCTTTTCCATCTTGATGCTGGAGAGCCATGGGTAGTCCTTGGCTACCTGGAACAGTATGTTGATGACCTCCTCGGGCGAGTACCGCCCATGCCATATCATGGGGACATACATCACTCCCCCGGTGAAGCCGTGCAGGGTCATGGCAGTGTAGTCATTGTCCCTGCCCTTGGCATCAGTCTCCATGCCCGCCAAGTCTACTGTCAGGTGCAGGCTGCGGGACAATCTGTCCACCAGTAACGACATCTCCTCAGCAGGCACCCATACCAAGTCCTTGTCCGAGTCTACCAGCCCGCTCTTGCCCACGATGGGATTCATCAGATACTGGGGATACAACACCGCCGGGCCACGCACCGGGTCATCCTCGATAGCCTTCAGGGCAGCCAGTGGCATCCGCTCCGGCCACATCACCGGACCTTCCGGGTAGTTAGGGGCGGCACTGCGCATCAGTATCGAGTAGGCGCGTTTCTCCGGGGGCTTGGCCATCTCGGCTTCGTAGATGGAATAGTGCAAATCAGAGTAGTCATAGATTGTGCCCGTGATATCCTCCCAGCCATGGTGCGGGGGCAGGCGGTGTGTTTCCAGCAGCGGCCCCATCTCCCCGAAGTGCCGCTTGATGGTATCTATGCGCCCCGGAGTACGCGCCCCAATCTCGTCCTGTAAGTCGTCATGCTTGATGACATCGAAGTGGCCGCCAGCCGTTACCTTGTCCACCGAGCACGTTGACACCGTGGGTTCGCGCAATACCCGGTCATCGGGGCCGTATGTACGGCAGGGCACGGTGAATTGCTCTTGTGTGCCCCAGTCTTTCACGTTCTTGGCCGGAGGGCAGAACTCAGGGAATATGCCGCGAAAGCGAGGATTGAACTGGAAGTGTTGCTTTATCTCCGTCAGGAACTTGCCCATCTGGTCGCCGGTTCCGGTACTAATCAGTATCCTGACATTGGGGTAATTGATTATCCATTGGATGGAGTGGGCGGCAGTGACGATGCTGGTCTTCAAGTGGCCGCGAGGGATAAGTATCATGCGGCGGCGCGGGCCTTCCAGTTCCCACATGGAGCAGGCGGGAGTATAGCCCTTGCCCTTCACTACATCTTCGATGGCTCCGTCTATGCCGCCCCGGAACTTTTGCAGATGGTTAATCATCTCGCCATGGACTACTTTGGATACGTCCATGTAGCCCAGTCCCTCGGTACACAGATATCCCAGGTTGACGCGGCACCTCTGGCGCTGCGCCTTCCAGAGTTCTATGGATGCCTGGTCACTGGACTTCGGCACTGGGTGGTGGCGGAGCCTCGGTATTTGGTTGCGCCCCGGTCGTATCTGCCACTACTCCCGGAGTCAAGTCAGCAATGCGTGCTTGCAGTTGCTCGATGCGGGCATGGGACGCCCGCAGGTCTACGAACAGCCTGCCGATGAGGGAATACAGCATGTCTTCTGTCATTGGAACAATCCTTTCATGTAGCTGTATGCACGTTGATACCACGGTTGCGGTGGAGGTTCCGGCGCGGGGAATGCCAGCAGGAAGCGCCCATTCACCACGGAGATGAATACATCATCCTTCAACTCGAACCACACACTCGGTACTGATTCGCACTGGCGCAGTAGAATCATCTCCAAGACATCGCGGCGGCGGGTAACGCGACCCCCACTGACCAGGCGTTTCATTTGCCACCACTCGGCGGTTTGATGTAAACACGGTAATAGAGTTCCACTGCCAGATTCACGTCACTGTCGCGGTATGGCAGGACTCGCTCCTTCAGCCATATCTTGGCCCACTCGCAAGCTTCGTCCCGGTGCCAGTTGTTGCCCAGAGTGCGCCCGCCGGGAGGGTGGGACGGGTCACGCTGCACCTTGCGGCAGCCAAACCGCGCCGCTTCTTGGATGTTGACGTGCAGCTTGGCCAGTAGTTCTGATTCCAGCGTGGGGTCTACGGGGATGTCTGAGGGGAACTGGTCGCCGCCCGTGACCGGCTCCGGGGGATTCTTGGACTCGATGATGGCCACTACCAAGGCAGCATCCACTTGCTTGCGGATGTCTTCTGACAAGATGCGGGACAACCCCACCATGTCGAAGTTTACCGTGGTAGGGTGAACATCCAGCACCACCTGCTCCGATACCAAGTCACGAAACCATGCTCTCAGTCGTTTTCTCATAAAGTCATCCTATCAGATGCCGCAGCCAACCATCATCAGGCTGTTTGTAGCGACTATCACCGGCTCGGCCTTGAATGTCACCGTCTCCGCGATGTTGAAGAAGCTGTCCCCCGTGGCGGCATCGGCGGCATCGTAAGTCAGGGTGCAAGTGCCATTTCCCATCGTTCCCACGTTGTTGATGTAGACCTTCAGAAGAATGCGGTCATCCTCTGCGAATGCCTGGTCCGTGACGTTTCCTGCCCATGTCATCTCAGTAGGAGTGGTTTTGGTAAACTCCACCCCATCGTCGAATGGCCCTCCGCCAAGTTCCGTTTCTACCCCCGCCGCCGTCCTGATGAATACCCTGTATCGCCCACCGGCATTGGTAGCCGACGCAGACTCATGTGCCCAGATGGAGATGTCGGTTGTGGTAAGCGTGAAGCCTCCGGCGGGCGTTCGACCACTGACCCACTGAATCAACGTACCCCCAGCAGTCTGTGTCCACTGGATGTTGCTCCCGCCAGAGGTAGCGGTGACGGCGGCAGTCGTGGAACCCGACCCCGCCGAAGTCACCATGTCGAAGTAGGTGGCCCCGATAAGATTGGCTTGCGTGCTGCGGAGAAACAATTTGGTGGCCATCAGTCCTTACCGTACCAGCGACCCACCCTCCACGGATGCCAGCCGCACAAAGTGAACCATGCCCTGCGCCATGGCGGAGTCGCCAGAACATCCAGCAATTGCCATGTATCCCGGCTGCGGTTACGCAGGGACTCTACTTGGCGTTTCAGCACATCTATCTCCTGCTCGACATTCATGGCTACAGGTTCTTTGCTAGGTACGCAGTTAGTCTAACGGCAGACGTTATATCATCACGAACAAAACCAAGCGCCCTGTTGCAATGAACACACAAAATATACTTCAGTTCTCGCCTTGTTCCTATGGCCACAATCGGTCATAAGTTTTTGACAAAAACCACATTGCAATCCACAGTTATACTGCCCGCAGATAGGGTAAGGGTCCAGGGCTTCGCGGCCACGGCCTGCGGCATAGGCGGATTGAAGTCAATCGCCAATCCGCCATTGGCGGCGAGGTCGTAAATGGCCCGAGTCGTCCCGGCGGTGTCATCCTTCAGGGTCACAAAACACGCCGTTGCGGTACGGTTGGTTATTACAAGGCTGGAAATATCGTTGAACACCCCGGCTCCGCCCGCTGTCACGATGGTAGTTTCCGCAGTGGTTGTGATGTTGGTGGTCTGTACCCCCACCAGGTCGCGGGTATGGCCGATGGTTGTGACCAGACGCCCAGCCTTGTCCGCCATGATGCCGACCATATTCCCGCCAGTCGCGGAAGTGGGATTGGCGGTAGCGGCCCTGGCACCATTGAAAAGGGCGTTGGCAGGAACAGCCGCCCCGGTAGCAGCATCGAAGATTGCCCCGGCATTGCCCAGCGCCCGCACAGTACCGATGACCTTGGTAGTCTCTGCCGCCAGAGTTGCGGCAGATTGCACAGCAAAAGTACCAGTGCCTACTACTTCGGCCTTCAGGTTGACGGCTGTCCCGGAGATGGCCGTGACTGTTCCGCTTACGGGTTGTGTTGCTTGCCAGAACGTGCCACTGACCGGCAAGGCAGTACCACTGGCGATACCCTGCACGGCCAGCACCGTGCCTGCCGTAGGAGTACCGGCAGCATCCCCGCCCGCAACGCGCAGGCTGGTGGCGGTAGCTTGGGTTGCGGTTACAGTGCCGCTGACGGGCTGGGTGGCCTGCCAGAATGTCCCGGATACAGGTTGCGTGGCCTGCCAGAAGGTTCCCGACACAGGAACCGCGCTCTGGTTGCTGGCGATGACTACGGGCAGGGATGCGGCCATCAGTTGCTGGCCAGGAGTGTATTGGTCGAGGGAGGCTACATCTACCTTGCCCAAGTCGCGCAGGGCGCGGTCGGAGGGGTTGGTCAACAGGCCGTTGGTATTGTCGGCGGTGAGTGCTGTGGCGGAACCAGCAGTAGCGATAGCCAGTTTGACTATCTGTACATGGCCAGCCGCTACAGCATCATCAGTGGCAACCTTTGGGGTTGCATCACCAGAACCAGTCGCCGGTATTGTGACAGTTGAGATTGCCTTGCTCCCTTACTCCAGATTCTACGATATCTTACACGACGAGGCGAATCCATGTTCATCTTGCGGCGCATCAGGAATGGTCCGGTGGATGCCGGAGGGGGCGGCGGGCCACCACCACCTGCCCCGGCAAACAACAGTAACAGGCTCACAGAGAACCACCACGATTGCTGCGGCGGCTATCCCTCCGTGTTCCGCGTCTATGTTTCATGGTTATTCATAAAACGAGGCGTACACGACAGTGTTGCCGAAGCTGGGGTTCGTCCCGCCAACCACGGCCCTTACCCTCAGAAAGCAACCAAGTCCGATAGCCTTGATACTGCCTGCGGCCAGGGCTTCTGTCTGTACAGCGGCGATGGAAGCTGCCCCGGTAACGAAATGGGCTATCTGGTTCGAGGTTGATGCAGTCACCTGAGTAAACGAAACGATATCCTGCCAGGTAGTGTTGTCGGGCAACAGTGTCTGGATATAGCAGTTCAGGGTAGGAGAGGTTCCGGTGACGGTTCCCACGGTAAGCTGGAACAGCGCCGAGGTATATTTCTCGATGCCGGGAATCTTCGCTCCACTGGCAGACGCGGTCAGCGTGGCCGTAGTAAACAGGGTTGCATTGAAGGATGCGGGGCTGCCAAGAGATACGGTTTCACCGGCCATCTTTCACCTCACGATACCAGCGCAGAGTGCTGTCACTCCACACTATACCACACAGTAAAGTGGCCGTGGCGGTATTCATCTCATTTGCAGCAATCCACCGGCAATCAGGATGGCTGACAGCCAGAATACAAAGCCCCACGCTTGGGCGGAGTAGAGATACGCGCCGCTGTTTTGGAAACCGGGCAGCGCGTCTTGACGCAAAGTGACTTCATGCGCGCCCTTGGGCGTGCTCGCCAGGCCAAAGGGCGCGAGTATTATGCGGGTGACGTCAACTTGCCCGCATTCTTGACGGCCCAGAATCTCAAGCAGTTTGTTTCCAAGGGCTTGGAGGTGACGTCTAGTCAGGTCGAATTCAAGCCGCTCAAGGGAAGCCGCGCCTTTGGCTATCCGGCCGAGTTGCTCCCCAAGGTCTGCGATGTTTTCTTGGACGCGGAGGAATCTGGCGTCCTGTTGCCAAACCAAAAGCACATCGCCGCCCGCGCCAAGATCCTCATGCGTGGCCTGGCCCATGTTGGCATCATCGCGCTCGTTGATGAGGCTGCGCACCAATCTTGCGGAAGCTGACATCGAGGCCCTCTTTCGGGAAGCCCAGACCAAAGACGCTGCATACGCCTCCGGCTGTGGGATCGTTCACAACGTCAAGGATGTTAAGATCCCCAAGGACGCGACCATAGTGTCGCTGGTATTCGAGCGGCGGTAATGCATTCATCTCATTCATGCGTGCCTCGTATTTAACCCCCTGACACATACAATTGTACAGTGAATCCGGGAATGCTCCCCAAACTAGGACATTCCGTTATCTTATCCCTTTCCGCGTATCAGTTGCCACGCTACTCCGAACATTGCGCTTAATGCGCCGATGACAGCCCCCCACATGCGCCCCTCCACCCGGTCCAGGCGGTCATTGGTCAACTTGACAAATCCCGTTTCCTCGTCCAACAACTTGACCTCCATCCGCAGGGTTCTCCGGTCAATCGCCGCAACCATATCCAGCAACTCTGACCTGGATTCGCTATCGCGGCGGTCGGGATTCATTTGGCCACGCCGCCGGGTTTGTCTGCCGAAACCGCCCGGACAGTCACCAGTCCCTGGATGATTGCGGCGAATCCCACATATGTGGCGTCCAGACGATGGGCGATAGCCAGCCCCGTACCGACCACCAACAGCAACAGCGCCAGAAACATTGACCGCCCCCCGAACCACTCATAGACGCCGTTCATGGTAGCCGCTCCAATGTTGCCGGGTCCGGCAAATCCATCTTGCGGTCTTTCAATAACCCGAAGGTGAGTATCTTGAGGATGAGTGGCCGCCTCTTCTGATTGGCATTGTACGCTTTAGTATACAACACAACAACTTTGTTGTAGGAAGCTATAGCGGCATCGCGCTGATGCTCGATGGCATCTATGCGCTGGTCTTGTGCGGAGACTTTGGCTTCGAGGGCGGTGACTTGCTCTTGGAGATTCTGGGAGTCAGCAAGAATCCCGTCCAGCCGCCTGAGTTGCGCGGGAGAGAGTGACGGCGCGGGCGCTTCTCCAAGTCTCTCAAGAATGTCAGCAACGATTTTCTCATCTGGAAGGCTACGGATGGTCCCAGCGACAGTAACGCGCCGGGCGCGCAGGGTCGAAAGTTCGGCGTCTTTCTGGGCAATCTCGGCTTTCGCGGCATCATCGCGCTCCTGGTACTTTTTGAGTTCGGCCAGAAACAGCTGGCGGTCCTGCTCAAACTGCTGGCGGTCGGTTTCCAGTTGTTCCCGCGCACCCTCGACCCGGCCAATCTCTTTGCCCTTGTTGTAGATGGACAGGGCGATGCCCGCCAAGATGATGACAACCACCGCCGCGCCAATCAACTTGGCCTGTAAGGAGGTAAACATCAGACTACCCTCGCAAACGATTCGCCAGCCTTGGGGTCGAACTCGACATGGAGATGTTCATTGGTTTCACCGGGGGATTCCAAGACAACATCATAGCCCATCGGCTCCAGCGTGATATCCATGAAATTGTAGAATAAGTCGCGCTGTATCCCGGAAAGGTGTTTGGTGCGCAAATCCACCGCCTCGCACTGGCCGCTTGTGTTGTTGCGGGCATAATGTTTAGACTGGGCGGAGTGGCCGGAATCATCCAGGGACGTAATGACACAATCGAAGCCCCGCTGGGACAGCCAAGCCTGTGCCACGCCGCAGACAAGCGCCGTGTGGGCATTCAGTTGCTTGATAGCAACATGCGGTTTGTATCCGAGTGCCATTCCAATCCCATGGCCAGGCCGCGCTAGTGGGTAGTCAGCCCAGGCGGGAGCGCACTTTCGGGCGGAAGCCGCCACACCTGGCCATTTGCATTCTACCATTATGGTACTATATCACCAAGATGGAGTTGCTCATCACCATATTACTCGGCGCAGTCATCCTGGCGCTGCTCGCACTCTACGCAGAAAAAGCAGGGCCACAACCATGATGTCAAGGAAAGTGAAAAGTACCACAAGTGAGCGGGGACGCCTTGCCACTTCCGTTGCGTGGCGCGCCCGGCGGGATGCTGGCCGGCCCGCGATTCTGGGACTCCCGAACTTCGCGGCTACTTTGCGGCGTGCTATATATCAATGTGCAGCAACGCCATTGTGCATACATGGTGATAATGCAGCACGGGGAGGGGTGTGCATGAGGTATATCAATGAGTGATACACCACGCGCACGCGCAGTCAAGGGGCGCAAGGGCTTTCAGCCCGTGGCTATTGAGGAAAGACACCGTATAGCTGCGCGCAAGCTGGCCAATGGCGCGGCCATCATGCCCACAATGATAGAAGCCGGCTACTCGCCACATACTGCGGCGCATGGGGTAAATGGTATCAAGCGGTGCGGTCCACTGGCGCGGGCGGTCCAGGAACAGCTTATGTCTCAAAGTGATACAGTGGCACTACCGCCCGATCGGCAAGCCGTGTATATCCAGAATAAGCTGATGGAGAACGTAGCCCTCGGACGGGACCGGGCAGTGGGGTCTCTCACCACGCTAGCGCGCATCCGAAATATGCTCCAGCCCGAGGCTACTACCCTGGTACAGATCAACGTGGCTGCGCCCTCTGCTGCTGCTGGCCAATGGGATGATGGGGACAATGAGAAGGGGACGCCGTAGCGTCCCCGGTGTGAATCCCCGCTGTGGCCTAGTGAAGGCCGGGACAGAGCGGATCGCCTTGTTCCTGTATCATCCAGAACAGGGCACGCTGTAGGCAATGCATCCCGGCGCTCGACATCTTCATGCCGCCGATGTTCAAGCTGCACATGAAATGACGCATCCAGTGGACCGGGTGAGTTGCCGAGGGACAATTGAACGGGTTTTCCATGTATCCTCCTTGTAACTATGGCTATCCTAGTCCCACCCCCTACCCCCTGTCAAGGGAAAACCGCCCTCCGCTCCCATAAATCTTAGTAGATACCCTGCCAGCTGCTGCTGGCCAGTGGGATGACCAGGACAATAAAGAAGGCCCGCCGTAGCGGGCCTGTGGTGTGTCGGTGCGTTCTTATGCGCAGATGCAGGCTTCCCGCGCGCTCCGGTCATTCGCCTTAGTGCAGGCGGGAGAGTGGGACGGTTGGGCGGCGATGCGCTCGGCATCCGCTACCGTTTGCAGGTGTGGATTGCCTTCGCCATACCGCGCCATGTACTCCGCGCCGCGCCTTGTGCGGAACGGTCCGATAACCGCGTTATAGCTTACGCCGATTCCCTCGACTGGCGTGCGGGCAGAGCGGAACACTTCCCGCCCCGTGGTGTCTAACCCGACGTAGTACCTCATCTTCGCCATATATGTATCCTCCTTGACTGCTATCCTAGTCCTGCTCCCTGTAGCCTGTCAAGGGAAAACGTGCATCCGCTCCAATAAATCGTCATACCAATGAAGAAGGCCCGCCGTAGCGGGCCTGTGAGTGTGCTGGTGCGGTGTTCCCCCTATACCCTGTCCTTGAAGTCCTGCACCAGCTCTGCGGCGCTCATTGGACACTCTGGGAAGTCCTGGGTAAACTCACTGGCCGCTGCTGTGAGTTCGCCAATCGGGTATGCCCTCTCCGCCTGGGGGTAATTGAAGAAGCGATCACTCCATAGCGCATGTTCCATCATCGTCATTGGGTGCTCTCCTTTTTGTAGTATGCCCGCGTCCGGGCTGCACAGTTGGGGCAGAGCAGTAAATGCATCTCCGCCGGGTTGGGTTGATATGGGGTGTTATGTGGTGCAAACAGGTTGATATAGCGCCAGTCATTGGGGAGCGTTGGGCCTGAACCGTGTTCGCTGCATCCTGGCGAGTCGCACGTCCAATGCTGACTCTTGCTGACGGACATTGATATTATCCTCCGCGCACAATCCTAATCCCATGCCCGCACCCTGTCAAGGAAAATCGTCATACCATTAGTAGTAGTTACTATGTAGTTACCCTGCCCGGCTACAGCCCGGCCATGTAGTTACTAAGTAGTACATATATCACCCTTGTGTATACCAATTGAGTAGCCATGTATCTTGTGGTGCTGGTGCTGCATATTTTCCTTGACATTGGGATGGGGCGGCGGTATTATGTACTCACCATGAACACACAGACACACACACTGAATGACGGCGGGCGGGCTGCTGCTGGCTATCGCGGCGAGACCGGGGATTGCGTCTGTCGGGCGATTGCGATTGCTGCCCAGCTTCCCTATCAGGTGGTCTATGACGGCCTGAACGCTGCTGCTATCGGGGAGCGCAAGGGGAAGCGCAAGCGGGGAACGTCCAGCGCCAGGACGGGCGTCTACACGCCCACGATTCGCCGCTACATGGCATCCCTGGGTTGGACATGGACCCCCACGATGGCGATAGGCTCCGGGTGCAAGGTGCATCTACGGGCGGACGAGCTTCCGGGCGGGCGGCTAGTCGTGTCGCTCTCTAAGCACTACACCGCCGTCATTGATGGCGCAATTCACGACACGCACGACCCATCGCGGAATGGGACGCGCTGTGTCTACGGCTACTACCAGCAATCTAGACACACACAAGGGGGAAGGATATGACACAAGATAGCGCAGCAATCGAACGACTGAACGGAGCGGCAACCGAAACGGATTTGAGCGTGATGCCGGACCCCTGTTCCTACAGCGATTTTCCAATCAGGGTTTTGGGTGGACGAGGCGCTCTCTTGGCGCGCTTCGCGAAAGAGAACGATGCGGCAATCTACATCATGGGATACGCCGCAGGACGCAAGGCCAGCTAACCCCACCTGACACAGCCCGACGTGTTCCCGGAGCCGGAGCGCGGGTCGCTGAGTGTTATGGGAGCGCAGGCGGTCCGCATGAGCCTAGCGGAGATTTTCAGGACAGAGCGGGACAGACACACACAAGGGGGAAGGATATGACGGTAAAACAGCAACAGTTCCAGATGCGCGAGAACCAGGCAAAGTTCTGGCACGCCTTCGCCTTCTTGGCGGTACATGGCAAGCGCGATTGGCAATCGTACTCCATCGCCATGCTCACGGATCCGCCAGGGCCGGAGCAGGTGGCCGCGATTGTGGCAGAGGCGGCAGATTTCAAACAGGCCAGCTAACCCGCTGTCCAGTGCCTACCGCTCCGGCCTACCAGCAGAGCGGGTGGCAGTAGACAGGGAGGCAACATGGCAAACATGAGCTATTGCAGATTTCAGAACACGGTCAGGGACTTGGCAGATTGCAAGCATGAGTTCTTGGGCGTTGACAGCATCGAGGAAGCGAAGGCCGCTCTCAAGATGTACCAGCTATGCCGGGACATCGCGGAGAGCTACGGCGTGGACGACTTGGCCGCACAGGTGGCCGAGATTGAGGAAGAAGCGAAGCAGGACTAGCACAACCTGACGTACGAAGGAGACGCAGACAATGACACGCAAAGACTACATCGCAATCGCGGAGGCGCTGAGGTTTGCACGGGAGCACGAGACGGAAGCCTATCTCCGCCTGCCAGAGCACCAGCAATCGAAGCTAGCGGTAATCGGCATCACCACGGCGGCGGAGTACATCGCCAACGCCATGCAGGACGACAACCCCCGCTTTGACCGGGACCACTTTTTGAAAGTCGTTCGCGGGGAGCGGGAGTTGCAGAGCAGGCCGAAGCGGGCGGGGAGGGGAGCATGAGTAAGCGCAAGTTTTATCGGACGGTGTTTCAGTATGAGGTTCTATCCGAGGAGCCGCTTCCCGATTGCATGACTCTGGAACAAATCAGTTACGAAACAATGGAGGGCCATTGTTCGGGGATGTTTCTCGAAACAACAAAGCAGGAGGTAACAGCACGGAGCATGGTAACGCTGCTCTTGGCGCAGGGGAGTGACCCGGAGTTTTTCGGGTTGCAAGAGTAGCACGGCGGGGCACCTGCCCAGCCGCCCCCACTGGCGCAACAATCCAGCCGGGGCGAGTAGGCAGGACAAGGAGACAACAATGAGATACAACGTCAACACAGCAAGGATTATCTATTACATGGGTTTCCTCATGGCGTACCTTGAGGAGTACCCCGAAGCAGCGGATGAGGTACGCGCAGCCCTGGCACAGCTTGACGCGCTAGGCCAGTAACTAACGGGTGGCAGTAGGCAGTAACTAGGAGGATGTATGGCAAACATGGAGCCGGGGAAGCGTGGTGGCGGTTTGACGACTGGCGATACCCGCTTTATCGCCACGGCAACCCTGGAGGAATTGCGGTTCCACAACGTCAACAAGCTGCTGGCCGCGCTGGGCGCGGAGAGGGAGAAGGTCAATGGCTGAGACGAAAGTGATGTTCTGTCCGTGTGCGGTAGCCGGGGCCATCCCGCCGAAGGAGGACTGGCCGTATATCCTGCTGTATCTAGTGGGACTAGCGGCGATGTTGTGGTTTGGAGGGAGGTAATCATGTAGGACGAGGCCATTCTTGCGGACGATGTTGACAAGCTGCTGGCCGCGCTGGGCGCGGAGAGGGAGGGGAGATGAGCGACAAGGTGGACATGGTGAAGCTGGCGCACGAGGTTTGCGGAGTGCCCGCCGAGCGCCCGCCTGCGGAGTGGGCGGTCAGGGCGCAGGTCGCAGTGCGTAATTATCGGCGCGAGGTCGGTGCAGTCGAGTCCGACTATTGGCCCACATCTATTGCCCGCATCATCGAACGCGAGGCTCCAGTCACAGAGTTGTGCGCGGTGCTGGAGGAGGCCCGCAGACTTCTCGAGAAGTGGGAACTGGCTACGCGGTCACATCCCGTTGGATTCCTGTCTGAACGCCGCGACACAGAACGGGCACTCGAGCAGGCCGAAGCCGCCCTCAAGAAGCTGAGAGGAATTTAACCTTTCGCGGGAAAACAATGTCTATCCGGGCATGGGGTAGGGCGCTGGGAATAGACCGTACCACGATACGCGACAGAATCAACAAGCTGGGGTGGACGGTGGAAGAAGCACTTGGTACTCCAGTTTAGATGGGGGAGCTATGAACACCGTAAGGTTGTATCCGGTTCCACTGGCGAGTCGTGAGCGCCGCCTGGGTTTCAGGTGGCGCTTGGTGGGCCGCATCCGTGACTACTTCTACAGGACGAAGCGCGAGGCGATGCGGGATGCGCGGTTCTGGCAGAACGGGAAGCGGGGCAGCGGAGCCAGCTGCTTGTTGTACTAGGGGGAGCTATGACCGAACAATGGCTGTGTATCAACTGCTGGGGCCAGGGGCCGCTACGCCCGGATGGGCGGTGCGGTAGCTGTGGCTCCTGGGCCGTGGTGCCTGCCGACCCGCACTACCCCAGCCCGGAGTGGGTGTACGTGTACCAGGCCGGGCGGCTGGGAAGCGTATTTGGGCCGTTGTACCAGTAGCTAGACTTGCGTTACTGACGCGTATATGGTATGCTGGTTCCGTTGGTAACGCATGAAACGCACTAGGGGACATTGGGCGGTTTACGGAAGCACGGTAATCCCGAGGCAATACTGCTGGGATTGCGGAACTTGGGCCTTTGTAATTGACGGGAGATTGAGATGCTGCGGAGAAAAGACGAGCCGCGAGACAGCCGGGTTCAAGCAGATGTCAGAGGCTCCGCGTGGGCGACACCGTCCACCACGCAAAGAACAGAAGCGTATCCTGATGGCGCAAGAGTACAGGTGCTTATATTGTTCCCGGCAGTTTGGCTCCGTGGTATGGCGAGGACGACAACGCTCGACCCTTCGCATCAACTGGGACCACATGGTTCCGTACTCCTACTCCAGGAACAACACCACCGGCAATTTCGCTGCTGCCTGCCAGATTTGCAATGGCATAAAGGGTGCAATCATGTTCGAGTCAATCGAGAAAGCGCGGGTGCACATTAATGGGCGCTGGAAAGAAAAAGGCATTACCGATTCCATGCCAGAAATGCGGCTTAGAGTTCCCACCGAAACGCCAGTGGCAAAAGTTTTGTAGTCCCAAGTGTCGCCACTCGGCCTGGTTCGACAAACACTTTATCCGAAGGGGGTAGGGGGGCATGGAATACCTGGCAGGGCGTGATTCGGACGATTACGGAGTAGCTCCCCGGCCCTGTGCGGTCACTGTGGCCATGTTGTGCGCCTTGGCCGAAGATTGCGACGCATTTATTTGGGCAAATGGGGATATAGATACCGCCAAGCTGGTAGCAATTGTTACCGAGTGCTGCCAAGAGGCAGGGCTGGGGGTAGGCCAATGTTAGCCCTGTTGCTGCATGTCCTGCTGGACTGGCTGCGGGGGCGGCCATGAGTAACAATACCCCCAACTTCCGTCAGCAGGCCCGCCGCGTGGCTCCTCGTGGCTTGGTATGGCAACCCGAGCACTCGTTCTGCGCCGCCATGTTGATGCAATGTCTCATGGACGGCATGGTACTGAACCGGAGATACTACCGCCCAGCCGCCCGGTACTGGATGACCCAAGCCTCGGAAGAGCCGGGGGGCTTCGTGTGGTGCTGCCGGGGGGTGCTACTGGACCCGGTAGCCACCCGCGCCGCCATCTTGGCCCGCTGGAAAGAAGGGCTACCCGATGGCCGCCGCCGCCACTTCTACCGGGCCAAGTTCCAGATGCGGGGCAACTCGCCCACCACCCCCGGCGTGACCGACCCCCTCTTATAAAGAGGGGGGTCACAGGAGCGGTCGCGCCTGTGAGACAAATACCTTTATTATCTACAACATCTGGGGGTGGCGCGACCGCTTTCTGGAAATGCGGTTACGCCCGGTTACGCCTTACTCTTTTTCTTCGCCTTTTTTCCAGTCATGGAAGCCAACCGACAGCGTTTCCCAGTCCAGCTTGACCCGGAAGGCGTGGATGGGTACACCGCGCCGGATGGTGGGGACTATCTGAATGACCCCGGCAGAGCGGTTGACCACTTGGGCCATCAGGAACGAGTCACCCTTGCCGAAGGTGTATTGTGCCCCGCGCAGGGACTCTGGATTGCCCCCGGCCTCGCCCTTCTGGGCCTTGCGGGTATGGTGGCAGATGATGCAGGCCAGCTTGTACCGCTCCCGCAGCCGGTCCAGGTTGCGGAACACGGCGCTCATCTCCTGGGTGCTGTTCTCATCTGCTCCGTGGAACTCCACCAGTGGGTCAAGCGCCAGCACGTCCGGGTGGCAGGATTCTATGACTTGGCAGAAGCGCCCCATGCCCTCGTCGGTGTCCAAGCGCAACGAGCGGTCGCAACTGGCAAAGAACAGATTGCGGGAGGCGGGGGATTGCTTGGGTACCTCCAGGGAGTTGTATCGCTTGCGATATCGTAACTGCAAATCGTACCAGCCGATCTCCTGCTCGACCAGCAGCACGGTCACGGGCTTCTTGACCATGAAGCGCGGATAGGTACGACCGTGTTCCGTCTTGTGTGCCGCGAACAGATTGGAGCCGGTGGCCAGATTCAGCGCAATCTCACCCAGCAGGAATGATTTGTAACTTTTGGGTGCGCCGCCTATCAACATGATGCCGTTGTTTGGCAGCAGCCCCTCGCCAATGAGCGATGGGTCTTCTGTGAACTCCAGGTCAATCACTTCGCGCAATGAGAGCGGGCTATCTGACTTGGACATTCGCAAGATTACGGGGGCCGCTACGCTTGCGAACCGTAGCAACCCCCGCGACTCAGGTGCGTACAGGAGATTCCACTATACCATACCCCGCAACCATTACTACTTGGTAAACAGTAAATATAGTTGCCGCAACCCTTGACACGGCCCCGTACTTTCCTTTACTATGGGTTCAGTCAAACAATAAACAGAGGCAAACAATGGCACAGGGCAGGAATGTTGAGTGTGAGAACAGGTTTTCGTGGGACCAGATACACGCCGGGATTCTCGCCGGGATTCTCATGGACATCCGCGATGAGTTGTGCAAGCTGAACCGACTTCTCGGCTGTCCCAATTTTCTCGATGTCCCACACATCTTGCGGCGCATCTCCCAGCACACGGCCAAGCCCAAGAGAAAGAAGCGGAGCAAATAAATTGCCTGTAAAGCGCAAGTCTACCGGGAACAGTCGCCAACGCCGTTACCAACTCCGCCAGCAGAAGCTGGGCCGCTGCACCATCTGCGGCAAGAAGCCGCTGGAGACGAATGACTATTGCAAGAAGCACGCCAGGTTGTCGCGGGAGCGCAGCTTGAAGAGATACTACGCCAAGAAGGAGGCGGGGGAACAATGACCGACAACGAAACCACACTGGCCGAGTTGTGCTTGGCGCTCCAGAAGATAGACGAGCACGGCAAGGCGCTGACCGAGCAAGTCAAGGGTGTCCGCGAGGAGTTGGCAGCGGCGAACCATTTCCTACGCGAGGCGCGGGTGATGTTGGTAAGGGCTGCGGGGCAGATGCCCAACAACATCCCGCTGATTGGAGAAAAATGACCCGCCCATTCAAGCCCAAGTTCTGCGAGCAGTGTCTGGACGGCGCACCATTCCGGCAGTGTGGCAAGTGTTCCGTGTGGCTGTGTACCCGCTGCGAGGTTGACCACAATTGCGACCAGCGGTGTGACCCCAGCGCGGAGGATTACCAAGCAGGTGGCAAGTACAGTCACGGATTCACGATTCCATAAGGGAGGTAACAATGAAGAAGTTAGTCGAAGTCACAGAGGGCGAGGGCTTGATGGCGCTGATGGGCCAGAATGTCCTGTTGATGTGCGCCAATTACTTTTACACCGGCAAGCTGGTTGGCGTGAATGCTGATTTCGTGCAACTGGAGAACCCCGCCATTGTGTACGAAACCGGCAAGTGGGATGGCAACAGCTATGCCGATGTTCAGCGACTCCATGCCAAGCTGTGGTATGTGAAGACTGCGGCCATCGAGTCCTTCGGGGTGTCCAAGTGAACTGCCGCGCAATCAGCAAGCGACAAAGATATTTTCGGTCGGGGT